GTATTAAAGTTAATAAGTGCAACAAGATTAACTGCTGAAAAAGGTAAACATAGAATGATAAAACTAGCTGAAGAGTTAGATAAAGCAAAGATACCTTATTTATGGTTAATATTTACAGATGATATAGATAAAGACACAAAGAAAATAGATAATCCAAATATAATATATATGAAACCTACATTAAACATAGTAGATTATATAGTAATGAGTGATTATTTAGTACAGCTTAGTGATACAGAAAGTTTTAGTATAAGTATAAATGAAGCTTTAAAGTCAGGAGTACCAATTATAAGTACTGATTTACCAGTATTAAAAGAATTAGGTATAAACGAGAAACATGGATATATTTTAGATATGGATATGAATAACATACCAATACAAGATATATATACAAAGATACCTAAAGTAAAATATGATTCTCCTAAAGATCAATGGGATAAATATTTAGTACATACAAAGAGTACATATAAAAAAGAGTGTAAGGAAAAACAAAAGGTAGTTTTTAAAAGAACTATCTTTTATAATCCTCATAATAAAGAATATAAGAAAGGTAATGAATATATATTAGATAATAAAGCAATAAATGAATTGTTAGATTATGATGATATAGAATTGAGGTGAGTATATGGCTAGAGGTAGTGATACTGATATAAAAACTATTTATAAAGTATTAGCATTATATTGTGTTATAGGTAGTTATGCAGAAGTAGCTAGACAATTAAATATGCCACCATCAACAGTAGAAAAGTTAGTTAAAGATAATAAAGATAAACCTGAGTTTGTGGAATTATGTGTTGAAAAAAAGAAAACACTTAGTAATGACTTTAATGAAATAATAGATTTAGCAGTAAAGAGAATAAAACAAGAGCTGATAGAAGAAGAAAAAATACCATTAAATCATTTAAGTACTGTTATAGGTACAATATATGATAAGAATAGATTAGAACAAGGAGAAAGTACAGAAAATACTAATCAAACAATAACAATAGGATTTAGTGATGAAATACAGGAGTTAAGTAAATGAATTTTACTATACCTGAATTATATCCTAAACAAAAAGAATTTTGCTTAGCAACAAATAAGTATATATGTTATGGTGGAGCAAGAGGTGGAGGAAAGTCATTTGTAAGTAGAATAAAGATATGTTTACTTGCATTTAGATATTCTGGTATACAAATACTACTATTAAGAAGAACACTACCAGAACTAAGAGAAAACCATATAAATCAATTACAAAAGATATTACATACATACGAAAAAGATTCAAGTAAGAGATTTGCTGAGTATAAAGACAGTACAAAAGAGTTTAAGTTTCCTAATGGAAGTAGAATAGTTTTAGGATATTGTGATAATGAAAATGATGTATTGCAATTTCAAGGACAAAGTTATGATGTAATAGTAATGGAAGAAGCAACACATTTTACAGAGTTTCAATTTCAAGCTTTAACTGAATCTAATCGTTTAAGTGGAAATATACAAGAACCATTTAATCCAAGAATGTATTTTACTTGTAATCCTGGAGGAGTAGGACATCATTGGGTTAAAAGATTATTTATAGATAAAGATTATAGACAAAATGAAATAGCAGAAGATTATAAGTTTATTCCAAGTCTAGTATTTGAGAATAAATGGTTAATGGAGAATGATCCAGGATATGTAAGAACCTTAGAGAATTTGCCAGAAGATAGAAGAAAAGCAATGCTATATGGTAATTGGGATATATTTGATGGACAATACTTTAAAGGATTTGATAGAGCAATACATGTAATAGAACCATTTGAAATACCAAAAGAATGGGTAAGATATAGAACACTAGACTATGGTTTAGATATGTTAGCTTGTTATTGGATAGCAATAGATACACAAGGTAATGAATATTGTTATAAAGAGTTATATCAAAATGAACTAATAATAAGTGAAGCAGCAAAAAGGATTCTAGAAGTAAATGGTGATGATAAGATAAGATTAACTTATGGACCACCAGACTTATGGAATAGAAGAAATGATACAGGTAAGAGTGCTTATGATGTATTTAGAGAAAATGGAGTGGTACTAACAAAGAGTAGTAATGATAGAGTACAAGGTTGGTATGATATGCAAGAACATCTAAAAGTATATGATACAAAAGATGAACAAACAGGAGAAACAAAGAAAACAAGTAAATTAAAGTTCTTTAGTAATTGTACAAACATAATAAGATGTATACCACAATTACAATATGATGAAAAGAATCCAAATGATACATCAAGAGAACCACATGAAATAACACATGGACCAGATGCAATAAGAGGATTCTGTATAGAAAGAACAAAAGCAACTCATATACCAACAGAACAAGAAATAGAACAAGAATATTTCAAAGAAAAACATAGACAAGAAACAATAAAAACAATAGGAGGAGGAACAGCAACCTCTTCTTTTATTATGTATGGAGGTTAAGAATATGATATTAGGACTAATTGGACTAGTTTTAGGTATAGGAATAGGAATTATACTACCTATCATAAAACAACGAATAAAACCTATTAAAAAGGTTGAATTAAGTGAAGAAGAAAAACAAAAACAAAAGAAGTTAAGAAAGAATTTTGATGAGTTAATGAATTATGATTATCAAACAGCATTGAGAGGTGATAAATAATGAATGAAACTAAAGACTGGGATTTATATCAAGCAGGAGTTAAGTATAACAATGCTTTATATGGAAGTGAAAAGAATTATTATGATGTAATAGATACAAACTTAGCATTTTCTAATGGAGACCAATGGAGAAATGTTAAAGGTGAGGGTCTACCTAAACCAGTATTTAATATTATTAAAAGAGTAAAACAATTTAAAGTAGCATCTCTTAAGAGTGATAGTGTAAGTATAAACATAGAACCAATGCAATATAGACCAGATGAAACTGAGAATATAGAAATGCAAACAAGTATACATAAAACAGACTTAGCAAATGCAGAAATAAAGAATGTACTAGAAAAAATAAACTTTGATGGATTAAGTAGACAATTATTAGAAGATGGATTTGACACAGGAGACTGGTGTTTACATTTCTATTGGGATAATGATACAGAACCATATAAAAACTATCAAAATGATATAAAAGGAAGTATTCAAGCAGAGATAATTGATTCAACTAATGTATTGTTTGGTAATCCAAATAGTAGAGTAGTAGAAAAACAACCATATATTATTTTAGTAGGTAGAGATTTTGTTAAGAATTTAAGAGAAGAATATATAAAAAATGGTGGAAAAAAAGAATTAGCAAATAATATTAAACCAGATTCAAATACAAGTGATATGGCAGGAGATAATGGTAAAGTAGAACTAGATAATGAAGAATATGGTAAAGCTTTATATATTATCAAATACTATAAAGAAAAAGGCATAGTATATGCAAATAAATCAGTAGAAAATATGTATATATATGAGAAAAAAGAAACAAGATATAATTATTATCCTATTGTATTTAATAACTGGGAGCATGTAAAAGGATCATATCATGGAAGAGCAGAAACAACAGGTATAATACCAAACCAAATAGCAATAAATAAAATGTTTGCAATGGTAATATATCATCAAATGCTAACAGCATTCCCAACAGCTGTTTATAATGCAGATAAAGTAGAGAATTGGACAAATGAAATAGGAGCACAAATACCAGTAACAAACTTAAGTGCAAATGAAAGTATAAAGAATGTAGCAGGATACCTTGAACCAGCTAATATGAGTACACAAATAATGAATGCAATAGAGTTAGCAATGCAATATACAAAAGAAACACTAGGAGTAGGAGATGCTTCACTAGGTAATGTAACAATGAATAATGCAAGTGCTTTAATTGCAGTACAAAAGAGTAATGCAGTACCACTAGAGAATGTAAAAGCAGCTTTTTATGAGTTTGTAGAGGACTGTGGAAGAGTAGTACTAGATATGATGAGTACAAACTATGGTTTAAGACCAGTAGTAGTAGAAACAGATGGCATAAGAAGTGTTGAAGAATTTGACTTTAATGAGTTAAAGAATATGTGGCTACATGTAAAAGCAGATGTAGGAGCAGCCTCATACTTTAGTGAAATAGCATCATTACAAACACTAGATAATTTATTAAATACAGGACTAATAGAATTTGTAGATTACTTAAAGAGAGTACCTGATGAGATTATTCCAAATAAACAAGAGTTAATAAATGATATAGAAAACAAAGACATATATAAACAAGCATTATATAACTTAATGCAACAATTTATGATGACATTACCACCAGAAGAGCAACAATACTTACAAGGACTAGAACCAGACCAAATGGAAAGAGAAGTATTAACAATGATGGGATTACTTGGTGGAGGAGAAGAACAAGGAGCAACAAGTACAATAAATCCTATGGGATATATGGATGCAACATATCAAGAACCTAATCAACCAGTGGTAAATGAAAATAGTGTACAAGTATAGGAGGGATAAAATGAGTAAAGAAGTAATAAGAGAAGATGAAGAATGGAAAGTAGATAGTGCTGTTAGAACTTTAATAGAATATCAAAAACTACAAAAAGATGAAGAATTAAAAGAAAAAGCAATAAAGGAACTAAAGAAAAGAGAAAAAGAAATAAAAGAAGCCATTAAAGAGGAATAACTATGAAAAGTATTCTATGTGTAATGTTAAAAATATGGGATATGAATACTATGGACTGGATGGGATATGACAACTTAGAAAGGTATTCATTCCATCATTTAACTAAGAAATGTGATGGAGGAGAAAAAGTAATAAAGAATGGTGCTGTATTGCATCAAGGCTCTCATCAATATTTACATACAATAGAACACTATGATTTAGATAAATACCTCTTTTTAAATGGTATTTTAAGGCAAATAAATGAACAAAGAACACCAGTAAGCATAGAACAATTAAAACAAATAAAATATGTTTTAAAAGAGTTTCAAAATGAATATGAGGGAAAGGTTAGTTCAAGAGATAAACCTATAATAAAAAAGGAGTATAGAATTGAATAAAGAAAGCTTAGAAAAGGTAAGAGAATTAGTAATAGATGTAATAGATAATTCTGAAATACCAGTAACAGATAAAGTAGAATTGCTTTTAAATCTTTATCATTTTTTAGATCCTGAGAAATATGAAAAAAATATAAAAACATTAACAAAGCAACTTTAATGGTTGCTTGAAGTAGATATGAATAACTAATCAGGTTCGCAATTAGTATTATACTTAAATCTGTCGAGTGCAGAACTTATATCTATTTCAAGGAGCTATTTAAAGCTCTATGCCCAACCATAGGCAAGAAAGGAATTTTTTTATGGAAGAAACTAAGGTAACCCAACCAGAAGTTACTGAAGAAGTAACCAACACAAATCCAACTAATGATGATGACTTTTTTGGTGATGTAGACAAAGAAGTTATTGATGAATTAGATGGTGAATCTAATGAGGAAGAGGAAACTGAAGAGGAAAACCAAACTGAAACAGAAGAGACTTCTAAAGAGGAGGATAAGGATGATTACAAGGCTTTATTAGATGAATTATCTAAGAAAGTC